CACACCGACTTTGAGTGATGTTACTGCATTAGAGCAAGGTATTGCATCATTCCCAGCTTCAACAGGTAATGTCGTTACCGCTGCTACACTAGATGATGGTGGCGGTGGCGGTGGTGGTGGCGGTGGCGGTGGTGTTGCTACCACTGGTGGCGCAGCTACAGGACTGGAAGCTCGCATAGCGCAAATGCTTTCAGACAGAGAGGCTGATAGGGAGTCAGACAAATGGATGGCACTTGCTCAGACTGGTATGGCATTGATGGCATCTAAGAACCCAACACTTGGTGGTGCCCTTGGTGAGGCTGGTCTTGCTGGTGTAGGCGCACTGAGGAAGGCTAAGAGCCAATACGATGCAGATATCCTTGGCCTGATGGGTCTCGAAGAGAAAGCAAGAAGCTCACGTCTTTCCAGAGCGGCAGCTTTAGCTAAAGCCAACAGACCAAAGGCAATGACAGGAACAGAGAGAGTTGGATTGCTCAGAGAAGCTGGTGATTTACGTAAAGAATTAAACTCACTACAGGCAGACATTGCTAGAAAAGGTACACTGGGAGATTATGGTCAGGTAACACCATTCACTCCAGAGCAGTTAGCAGAAAAACAAATGCAAGCAAATATTCTCATAAGCGAAATAAATAAGTACAAGGGTATGGCATACCCGCAGTTAGCTAACGTACAAACAGTTAATCCGTAGTCTTGATCAATGAGGAAATACTATGTCTGTAATATTTGTCAAAGATCCTCAGACAGGAATTGACTACTCAGTAAACATCTCTGGAACAGAACCCACTGAGAATGAACAGCAACAGATAAACGACTTCCTTGTATCGAAGCGTGATCAAGCACCTGTTGCAGTTCAACCACCTGAGCCAGAAGAGGAAGACAAAACTGCCTTCATGCGGGGTCTTGAAAGAGAACCCTATGAAAATCAACTTGCTCAAGGCAAAACAAAAGAGGTTCTTGCAGATACATTTGTTGGCAAAATGTTTGGCTTGGACGCTGAGGCAGCACAAGAGCAACAAAAAAATGCACTGGCAGAATTACAAAGACTTGAGGCTGAAGATCCATCTGTAAGGTACGATGATGTAAATGATCTATCATCAGCAGCAAGCTTCGCTGGTGAGGCGTTGGGCAGTGAGGCTAAAGATACAGCTATACAAGCTGGAGCCACGTTAGCTGGCCTCCCATTTGGCCCAGTCGGAGCAGGTATTACTAGGGCTGCGGGTGTTGGATACACAACGGTCAAGGCTCTACCTCAGATGTTTGCTGAAGCAATCAATAAACAAGAGGAAGCTGGTATGGATACCAGCATTCTAAGAGCGGGTGGAGCAACTGCCATTAATGCAGCTTCTGAGTTCTTAATTGATTACTTTGTCATTGGTAAGTTTATCAAGCCAGTTGATGCGGGCCGTGCCAGAAAAGTTTTGATGGAAGGCGGGCAAGCTGGTGGACTTGAGGGTCTTCAAGAAGTTTCTCAAAGCATGGTAAACAGGGCGCAAGCTGGACAAGATTTGTTTGATGAAGATGCCTTAAAGGAATACGAAGAAGCATTTGCTTCTGGAGCGGTAGTCGGTGGAACAATAGGTTCTGCTGCTGGCTTGGTATCTCCCACCGTTGATACCGATAAAGTATCCAAGGAACTGGATGAAGACCTCACCAAACTGGGAGAGGTGGCAAGAACAAGGCTTGCATATGGATTGGAACAAACAGAGCAAGAGGTTAAAGAGGTTGATGAAATACTGTCAGCACCTGAGCCACAGGTTCAGTTAGCATTACCCGCACCGACAGCCACCCCAGAAGATCAGTTGGTTAATCGTGCGGCTGATGTCGTGCTTTCATCTATGCGTGTTGAGGGTGAGCTAAAGTTTCCAAAGGCTAGGATTGCTCTGCAAAAATCTGGTCTCTCAGGGGAAACTCAGAAGCAGACAGATAGTCTGATCAAGCAAGCCAGAGACTCACTTACTACACAGGGTGTGATATCCAAAAGCCAACGTGCAAAGACTGACAGATATACTGTCACACCACCCACGAAGATGGCAGAGAATGCGCTGGACAACGTCAGACGTGACAGCGCAAATGTTGTGGTTAAGGCAAACAAAATTGCCAAGGATATACCACAACTTGAATTGGATTTAAGGTATGCAACCCAGACAGGTAAAGACACGCGGGGTAATGCAGTAAAGGCTGAAGAAGTTCAGGCTGCTCTTGATAATAAAAAAGTTCAATTGAACAAATTAAACGCAAGGCTCGAATCGAACCAACAGAAGTTAGTTACTTTGCCAGATGACTATAAAGTTCAAGCTTCTGAGAAAATCGAATCAATACCCGGTAAAGTTACCCCTGAGCAACTGAAGGCAGAGATAGGACCACAACTTCAGGCGGCTGAGAAGAGGGGTGAAACCAGAACCATCTTCGATGGCCTTAGCAAAGAGCAAGTTGAAAAGAAGCCTGAGTACACACAGCGTGAAGAGGCTGTGATGAATAACTTGAGAGAACGTCTGGACAAGATGGGTCTCAAGCGTGTTGGCCTCAAGGGTCAGAAGGTTATTGGCAGTCAAGATAGTCTGGTAGAGGGTCAGTTCGATCCAATGAGCGAAGAGAAAGCAATCACCTTGGCTCTTGGTGTATACGATCCTTCACTATCTGACGCTGACTACACCAATAGCGTTGCTGAAGTAATGAATCACGAAGCAGTACACGCGATTGTGGACATGAATGTCTTCACACCTAAAGAAATAAATCTCCTAAAGAAAGCTGCCAAGAAGACAAAGTTTGTAAATCCAGAGGGCAAGAAGAGATCTTACTCCTACTTAGACCGCGCTGGTAGGCTTAACGGTGAGCTTGTCGGTCAGAAGGGAGACAAAGGTAGGATGTCTGCTGTTGAAGAGGAAGCGATTGCAGAGATGTATCGTGACTTCACTGCTGGCAGATTGAAGAATGTTGGAACATCTAGACCTTTGTTAAAGCGGATAGGTGACTTCTTTAGGTCAATCGTAGGGGCACATGTTGACAATGGCTTTAATAATGTTGGTGCTATATTCGGTGGCATTGGTGCTGGCAGTGTTGCTGATCGCGCTCCTGTAACCACAGTCACACAGACCCCGACATCACGCACAGAAGTAACCACTGCAAGGCAGTCAAGAATACCCGCAAGTCTCCCAAAGGAGATAAGAGATTCCATAAATGACCTAAGCTCTCTGTTTCAAACCAATCCACCACGACAGCAAATAGACATGCACCCGTCTATATCTTCTGTCGTAAGCCAAATGAATCAAAGAGAACAAACAAATCTTCGCCCCGATTATAATAGCGAAAACTGGCATAACACTAGGACATATCTAGTAAACGGTGAAAGGGTTATGGGAACCCCCAATGCTTTACGAGCATTTGAAAGACAGGCAGAGCAACTAGGATTTGTGGAGATGGGTCTGCAACCCAAGCCCATTCCTAAAAATAGAGAAGCAATAATTCTTGTTGGCCCACCAGCATCAGGAAAGTCCACGATAGCTAATGAACTGGCAACATCAAAAGGATTTGCCATTGCGGATTCTGATGAGATCAAGAAATCACTTCCTGAGTATGAAGGTGGCATAGGCGCTGCGGCTGTACATGAGGAAAGTTCTGATCTTGTTTCTGGCCTATATGAGTTAATGATGTCTCGCGGCACTAACATCATGATCCCAAAGGTGGGCGACAAGTCAAAAAGTATTGTCCAGTTAATTGACAAATTAAAGGAAAAAGGATATAAGGTAAATCTAGTCAACATGGATGTTGCTCCAGAAGAAGCATATTCCAGAATGATTGGCAGGTTTGTAAACACTGGCAGAATCATTCCGATAGGTTACTTTGATTCTATCAGAGACAATCCTACAAAAGTCTTTGAAAAATTAAAACAAGATGGAATTGCAGATGGCTACGCGCAAATCGACAACAATGGCGGGGTCAATGAACCCAAGTCAGTTACAAAAGTCTCAGGAAACAACCCCCTTGTTGGATCTAGATTCGATCCTTTCAAACGAGGAACTACGCGAGTTGAGTCCGATAATGAAATCAATGGTCAATCAGATACTGCAAGAACAAGACTAACAGATCAGGTAGAATCAGCCTTTGGAGATATAGATAGGGCTGCTTCTGGAATTAAGACATCAAGAGTTCCACTGACGCCAGCCCAACGTGATGCAAGTATACTTGATTACCTTAATCCAAAAACGGGGCAGCCTCAATTTAAAAAGAAAGAAGGCTCAGAGACATTAGTTAGCTTTGCTGAGAAACTTCTTGGCCTGCGTAACGTAGCTCCTTTGGACATAATAAATTCAGAGCGTGACAAGCAAGACGCAGCAAGGATCATGGCGGCTGAAGCTGAGGCAGCATTGATCTCTGGCAGTGATGCCCTTGGTTGGTATGACTCTACACTCAAGCTGGCTAAGCGTGTGTTGTTCCCTGTGTATCCAGAGGTCTCACCGGAGAGGCCTGACGGTTCTCCAAACTCTGAGTATGACCCAGCAGCAGAACATGCCTTTGACTTTGCCACTGCCATCACATCAAATGGTTTGTCAGTTATAGACAACTACAGGTTCGCATCTGAGCAGTATGATGCTTGGAAGGCTAGTGATAGTGGCACCTTCCCAGTCAAGGGATCAGGCGCTCAAGGTGGATCTATGCTATCTGCCTTTGAGTTTTGGAACACACTGAGCCGCAAAGGTATGTCATCAAATGAGATTGAGGCTTTGCTAACCATGCAGATGCCAAAGAAAGATCTCAACAAAACAATGGTTGATGTTCTTGGGGTCGATAGGGTTAAGGACTTGCCCAAAGAGTTCCAAGCTAGTGGCGCTGAAGAAGCTAACACAATGGTATCTGTGGCCTACATACTGGGTCCAAAGATTGGCAACGGTTTCTATCAAAACCTTAGAGGCAACTACGATCCTCTAACTATGGATAGATGGTGGATGCGCTTTGCTAACCGCATCACTGGTAACCCTACAGTAAAATATGCAGACGAGCTGGTAGAGCAGAACCTTGATACTGTTTGGAACTTTATTACTGAGGCAGATCAACCACTGACAGACATGGATAGAAATATTCTCTTTGAAGCACAAAGAAAACTTAACATATCCACAATGGACAAGACAGACATACCTCTGATTGCCCCTGAGATTGGTAAGATCTGGAATAGAGATCATTACACGAAGGCATATAAGGATACCGTTGAAGACTTACTTACATCTGGTCAGTATGAGTTCAGTCTAAACAAAAGCAAAACCCCTGTTGGTCGAGACGCTGCAACCGTTAAGTCTCTTGCGGCTGCATCACGTCCGTCAAAGACAGCCTTCCTGAGAGCCACTGAAACATATCAGAAGAAGCTAATCCCAACTCTACAAGAGGATCCTCGCAACGCACAGGACAGGACCGCAATGCGTGAGGTTGCTAATCGTGCAAGACAGATCCTCAAGGATGAGGCTGGCGTTGATATAACTAATGCTGATTTCCAAGCCCTTATGTGGTATGCTGAGAAGCGTTTGTTTGAAGCTGGTGGTGTCCGTAAAGGCCGTGGCGATGACAACGATTATGCTGACGGTGCCCTGAACATCCTGAAAAACAAAGGTATAGGCGATGACAAAATCAAAAATTCACTCCCCGCAACAGAGCGAGGAAGACTCGCTGGTATCATCGCTCAACGAGAAGGAGATGGATCGGTTAGCGGAAGCGTTGATGCAGTTAAGCCAACGATTGCAGAGGGAGACTTCTTCGCCCCTAGAGAACTAGCACTAGAGGCAGCGCCATTCATCACAGAGGCAGACGTAGATCTGTCAACGATGGAAGGTGTAGAAAGTTCAAATGAACTTCCACCACAGAAGCTTTCTCAAATACCTATTGATCCATACAAAGCAATCAGAACTCCAGTCAAACGAACTGGCACTCTGACTGACATTATATATGGCGGCATACAGGAAACTGATGGTGAGGTTATCCCCGTCCTTCTTACTGAGGGAAGCAATGACCAGTTTGATAACGGCGGTGGTCTCTATCACATACAGCAAAGACTGCACGACAAGGAGCTTGTAGAGAACTCAGGGTACAAGCGAGTAGAGAAAGCCATCTACGACACACTGCACAGATGGAAGAGCCAAGGCTATCAGGACGGTGACAGCGTTGTAGCGTACCCGTCAGGAGGCAACTTGGTTTTGGAGTGGTTCGATAACCGCATGGCTAAAAGCCCACCCCTGCGCCTTGTCCTTGAGCGTGGCAAGCGTAACAGCGGCAACGGTCCGTACTACGTCAAGACATTCTTCCCAGTCATGGATAAGAAGGATCGCAAAAAGATCCGCAACAGCCAGATCAAACTGAGCGCATTGAACACTGTAAGCGGCACAGGTCTAGACGCGATGCAAGCGGATCGTGTAACACGCTACACTGATATCGCTGACTGGCTTGGCAAAGCTCTGCGCTTGGTGCCCTTCACCGACAAGACAAAGGCACAGAAGAGAGCAGATTTATTTATTCAGAAAACACAGGACAGCTTTATTCCTGTTGGCAGAATGATCAAAGAACTGAAGGAGATAAATCCTCAGTATAAGATCGCTGATAGCATGGACCCATATCTGAAGCAGCAACTGAGCGAAGGTATTGCTGGCAGTAAGATTACTGAGCGCAAGGAAACAATTTATAAAGCTGCCACTGATGCTGTCAAAAACATGAACATCACAGAGCAGCAGGTTGATCAGCTAAAGGCACTATCAAATGCCAACTCTGGTGGTGGTAAAGGCCTTGCTGAGTTCACGTTTGAGGGAACAAAGTCAAAAGCTTTATCCGCCGTAGATACTTATCTCTATGCAAAACATGCCAAGGAGAGAAACGCGTACATCAGAACGGTGGACCCCACCAATGATGCTGGCTCAGGTATGACTGATGCAGAGGCTGATGCAATACTCAACTGGTTTGATAGCCTTGACCCGCAAAACAAAATAGCTTTGCGTCAGGCTGAGGATGCTGTTCGCTCTATCGTGGATGATACCAACGCTGTTCGTGTTGCGGCTGGTCTACAGTCAAGCGACATGAAGATAGGCGACATGGAAGACAGCAACTTTGATTTCTATGTTCCACTCAAGGGTCACTTTGAAGTTGACCAAGAGGGAATCTACGGCAGCGGCAAGCCATCCAGATATGGAGCTATGGGCAGAGAAGATCAAAGGGCTTTAGGTCGTAGGTCATACGGCAGAGATATTTTGGCAAGCACCATCCTGCAAAATACAAACTCTATTGTTCGTGGCGAGCGCAACAAGGTTGGTAAGTCTATGCTTGATCTAGTTAGATCAAACCCTCAAGGCATGTCTGGATATGCTGAGATCCTAGATCAACCACCATCAGCCCGCGTAATGCAGAACGGTGCGGTTGTTATCAAGCCGACGAGAACCTATCGTGATGACCCATCAATCGCCATTGTAAAAGAGAACGGAGAAGAGAAAGTCCTTCAGTTCTATGACAACAACTTGGCGGGTGCGTTCAACGGGGAAAACATTTGGGATGCTGGCAACGCTGCCACAATCACCAGAGGTTTGGCTAAGGTAAACAGATACCTGTCAAACATTAACACATCTTGGAACCCAGAGTTCTTTATCTCCAACTTCATTCGTGACGTTCAAGCCGCTGGCATACAGGTCAGTGAGTTTGAAATGGATGGCCTGAGAAAAGACACGATTAGAAATGTTTTGAAGGCAGCAAAAGGCCTAAAGAGATCCATCTTAAACAAAGATGATTCTTCTGAGTGGGCAAAGATATACAAAGAGTTCAGATCATACGGCGGTGCAAGTGCTGCCAACCCAATGACCACACTACAAGATCAGATATCTGATCTTCAATCCACACTGTCAGACATCTCTGATGCAAGCGGTAAGCTTGGGCTGATGAAGGCCAAAGGTAAGAAGCTCTTAGAGTTCATGGATAATTCAAACCTTGTGGTTGAAAACGCCATTCGTGTTAGCACCTATGACGCTCTGGTTAAGCGTGGCGTGTCCAAGGAGAGAGCAGCACAGGCCGCAAGGAGTGTGACCGTAGACTTTGGCAAGGGTGGTGACAACAAGGCATTCTTGAACTCACTGTACCTATTCTACAATGCGTCCTTGCAGGGCAGCTTCTTCCTGTTGAGATCATTGGCTCGCTCCAAGAAGGTTCGCAATATCATGGGTGGCGTTATAGCTGTTGGCTTTACGCAAGACATAATTAACTCAATGATGTCAGATGAGGATGAGGATGGAGTAAAGCAGTACGACAAGATCCCAGACTATATTCTGGAACACAACATGGTATTCATGTTGCCAGATGTGATGGATCCTTTTGGACGTGGGTATGTTTCCATACCAATGCCATACGGCATGAACGCATTCCACAATGTCGGGCGCAACTTTGCCAAGATGGCTCAGGGCAGATCAGATCCATCAGAGATTGGAGCATCTATTGGGCGCACAACCCTTGAGATATTCAACCCGCTAGGTGGTACTGAAAGCTTCTTGAACTTCGCAGCACCCACTGTGTTTGATCCCTTCATCTCACTGTACGGAACCAACACAGACTTCTCTGGCAGAGATATTGTTAAGAAGGCATTCCCAAATCAGGTGGCATCACAAAGCAGCTTGTACTGGAACAACACTTCTCCGACAGCAGTTGGCATAACACAGGCTCTTAATGAGTTGACGGGTGGGACTGAGACACTGAGTGGGTGGATTGATTGGTCACCAAACTCTTTGGAGTTCTGGTTTGATTATATTACGGGCGGCGCTGGTAGGTTTGTGCAACGTACCGCTGAAGCACCAGCAAGAATAGCTGCCGCAGAATCCGCAGAGGATATTGCCACTGAGATCCCGTTCATGCGTAGAGTTTTACGAAGCGTGTCCAGCAGGGATGACGTGTCTCAATACATTGAGGTCCGTGATCAGGTGAACAGGGCAACGGCTGAGTACAAGAAGGCCGCTCAGCGTGGTGACGTGGACCGCATCAACAGTGCCGTGTCTAGGTTTGAGGCAGAGCTTAGGATTGCTCCGCAAATCAAGAAGATTGAATCAGCAAGACGGAAGATCTCTCAGCAGATTACGGCAGTGAATGATTCACGTTTGCCGCAAGATGAGAAGGATCGCATCGTCAAGCAACTTGTCGAGCAAAGAAAGATAATAACCCGTCAGGGCATAATGATTGCTCAGGGAATATAAAGTTCAAGCATACAATAAAACAGTCGCGCCAACCCGGTTAGCGCGACTGTAAAAGTTCAATAGAACTTGTAGTGCTAGTTTATAATAATATAAAATCACTGGTCTTTATGTGACCAATCACTTCCACTTCATGTGAAGGGTTTCTTCTATTCCATCCCTCACCGGATAGAACAAAATCTTTATTACAGTCTAAGTTTATGTAGCCAATCTCATCAGTCCACTCACACACAAACAGACAGGGCAGACCTGTAACATCAGTGTGTGTTTTAGCAGATGTAAACTTGGTAATGGATACTATGACTGTAGGGTACTTGTGAAAGCTAATTGATCGCCTTCTAAGTTCCACAAAGGCGGTTGGTATACCGCCTCTGTGAGCAATGTAATCAAACGCATAAAGAGGTTTGTTCCTCTGCATTTCACACTTCCATTTTTCAGAAAGAAGATTGGCAAGTCTTTCTTCATTCTTGAAGTCAGTGTTATTTTCATACGTCAACATTTCACTGCTTGATTTCATACGCCCAAGCTTTCAACCCAAGCTGTAATATCAGACTTCTTCCATCTCTTCATGCGTGGACTAAACTCAATGGCCATTGGAAAGTCCTTACGTTCCTTGGTCCATTTGTAGAAAGTCTTTACATGAATTGACAGAAGCGCTGCCGCCTCATGAGCATCTAAAAGATCTTCACCGACCTTAAAGTTTTTGAGAAAGTTATTCCTGACCATGGCACTAGAACGGTATCTCATCATTAGAAACATTACTGCTTGGGGCTGGAGCTTGGAAAGATGAAGCACCATCCCTGCGGTTACGATCTAAGTTCCCACGTAAAGATACAAAAGCCAGACCACTTTTGCCGACCTTCTTCCAGCCAGCTAGGTCAATCTTTGGAGACTCTATTCCCTCATTGATTTGGGCAATGATATCCTGAGCGACATCGTTAGGTATCTCAAGGTTACCAGTGTAATCTGGTTGAGTTTCCTTCTGCTTATTTTGATTTTGGAACAACGCTCCGCGTGGTGGATACTGACTCATGATTGATCTCCTTTTGAATTGAGTTCAGATTTACGTTTTGAAAAGTCATTCATTAACTCTTCATACAACTTTGGACTATTGTCCTTGAGTTGATTGATCGGACCAAGGTTCTTTCGATACACACCATTCAGCCACTGTATATCAGATGAAGCTTTAACCACTTCAGATATTAAGGCTTTGGTGGTATCCCAGTTTTCCTCAGACGCATTCTTCTTCACGTCACCCGATGACGTCTCAGTTGCTGAGGGCGGTGGTGAAGCGGGTTTAGCCTTTGGCTTCTTTGCATTAATCTCTTGAAATTCACGATCAACTTTAACCGCAGCGGCTGGTTTCTGTGGCTCTACCCCATCATCTGGCGGCAAGTCTTCACCCGCATAGATGTAATGACCTAAACCCAGATAACCCATGGCCTTCGTCATAGCACGTTGATGGGCCGTGTTGATCTGAAAAGCATTAGGGTTTTTAATTGGCGAGTTCTTGTAATCCAGCACAGGGAAAAGTTCAGTAGCACTTTCGCCACTGGCAGTTACAGTAACACGCACATAAGCAAACCCATGAACGTCAATCATGTAAGGAATGTTGCCTTCCTCTACATGCTTTTCAAACGTGGCATCTGGATATACATCTTTTAATGCACCCCAAGCATGTGCCCATGATAGATAGGTCATGCCGTTTTTCTTTTTGGTATACTCAGATACATCAATACTTCTGAGTGTTTCCCATACAGTTTTCTTAGCCATTGCTAACCCCCAAACAACCGTTTCAGTTTACCCCAAGAGGACAACTCTTGAAACGGAATTAAATCATCATTTAAATCCTCTTCAAAGCTGGCATCCTCTAACTCTGCACTTTTTTTCCTATCAATATTTGCCTTTGCCCACTTAGCATCTTCTAGCTTTGACACTTCACTCCAAACATCTGGATTTTTATAGAAGTGACGTGGCCCTACATCGCCATAGGTAGCGATCTCAATGCGCTCTACAACATCTATGCGAGGCATTCTTTCACCTCTGACTATCTTAGACATGGTTGCAGGGTTAATACCAAGCTGCTTCGCCATGTCTGTCTGCTTTATATTATGCTCAGATAAATATCTCTTAATTGCTGTAGTCATTTTCCTCACTCTCCTTCAAATACTGATCGCATAAATGTGACACTGAACAGTAGCCACTACACCTAACCTTCTCACCCTTTCTGGTTTCGATGGTTAAATCTTTTGGGTTCAACGCACTGGTTGATTTAAATCCTTCAAGGTAGGCATCAGCCTCAAACTGAGTATCCAAAACCCTGATGGCTCTCTTCTTACCCTTCGCCATTACAGCGTAGGTTGTTGGGCGCTCCCACTTCTCTGCTTCTGAACACAGGGGCAGTTCATCATGGATATCATAATTGATTTGCGCTTCTTGATGCAGAGACATTCTTTCCTCTACATATTTCTGACACTCATCCCGCGTCCACAATGGAAGATCAATGATGACAACAGGTGCGCTAGGATAGTCACCATCTGTTGCAGCCTTGCGCTTCTGCCAATCCCTCAAGATTGCACAGATCCTAATGCTCTCAACGTCCTTGCCATTCTGCCTGAGTAACCAAGCGTAGCAATTCTGTTGATACTCCCATTCTTTTTTACCATGGATTACAGACCAGACGGATGTAACCTTGTAATCAGTTACCCTAATGCGTCCATCCTCAAGGATCTCTTGATGATCAAGCGCACCTGATAAAGTCCAGTCATTACAGGATGCGTATAGACGCTCTTCCACTATGGTATTTTTTTGTTCTATTGAACTTTCTAAAACAGAATGCACTGCCGTTCCAAAGATAGGCCAGATCATATCAACAAGATCTGACTCCAGTTTATCCTTGTGATCATCAACAAGTAACCTGATGCGAGGACTGTCGATCAGCGTAGTCACACTGATATCAGCCTTGCCTCTTGTGTACTTATCGTTCCTGACAAAGTTCATGAACGGGTCAGGAAGCCCGTAATTATTTGTTATTTTCATTTCTCACTCCTACTGTTATGTTGAATACCATAGTCCATCTTAGATGGCAATAGTTCTTTTTGGGGGAATACATGGGAAGTTTTGACATAAGTTTTTCAATCCTTGGGGAGCCAGCTTCCAAGGCTAACAGCCGCAAAGCTGTTGTCATTAGAGGTAGGCCAGCGTTTATAAAATCTGCCAAGGCCAGAGGATATGTTGATACCTTCGCAAAGCAGTGCCCAATACTTGACTGCCCAACCAAAGATGACGTGAAAGTAGAGATGATAATCTACTACGCAACACGCAGACCAGACCTTGATGAGAGTCTTATTCTGGATTGTATGCAAGACAAAATCTATGCAAACGACAGGCAGGTAAAACAAAAGTTTATTTACTGGGGCTTGGATCGTGAGAACCCTAGAACTTTAATCAGGGTTTCATCATGTGACATAAAAAATCTGCCAGATATATAATATATATATATATAATACCTGATATATACCTTTAACAATTATATACCTTTAATAGATATAGAACTTAACAGGTATATACCTACTAGATATAGGCCTTTGATTTCTTTGAAAGTTTTTGGTTGACTGGGGCAGTAATTATATTCTACCTTGGCGGGGTAGAGAAGAGGAACCAGCCATGTCAATCGAACTTCAAGTTCGTGGCGAGGCTTTCAAGTTGGGAACAGGTCAACACAAAATAGCATGTCCAACTTGCAGCCAGAGCCGCAAGAAAAAAAATAAAACCCTTTCGTTAAAGGTTGAAACAGAGATGGCAGTGTACCAATGTTGGCACTGCAACTCAGAAGGTTATGTATTTTTAAAAGATCAGGTCAGGGAGAACGTAAGACCTATGATTGTCGCTAAAAAAATCAATGAAACAAGCCTGTCTGATGGGGCAGTTTCTTGGTTAAAGAGTAGAGGCATATCAGAGGAAACAGCAACCAAGGCTGGATTAAAATCAGTAAACCATTGGATCCAGTCTATCGGCTCTGAGACGGAATGCATCACATTCCCATACAAAAACAATGGTCACGTCTATGCATCAAAGATCAGGTCAATAAGTGACAAAGGATTTTCGTGCAACGGATCACCTCAATCTTTCTTCAATCTGGAGAATGTAGAACTGAATGATTGGATTATCATTTGTGAGGGAGAGATGGATGCACTGGCCTTTATGGAAACGGGCTATGACAGTGTAGTCTCCGTTCCCAACGGGGCAGTGATGAAGGTGGTTGATAAAAAGATTGACCCATCTGACGATAACAAATTCAAGTTCCTGTGGGATGCTAAGAAGCAGATAGACAATGCTGATAGGATCGTGATCGCCACTGACAATGACGAAGCTGGTCAGGCAATGGCAGAGGAAATCGCAAGGCGCATAGGCAAAGACGTATGCTGGAAGGTGGAGTTCCCAGAGGATTGTAAGGATGCCAATGACGTACTAATCAAGTATGGCAGGGACGGGATTGATAAAATTGTTACGGGTTGTAAGCCGTGGCCTGTCGCTGGTTTGTATGATGCCTCTCATTTCTATGATCAGGTTGATGAGATCTATGAGAAGGGAATGGGAAAGGGTGAAAGCACTGGCTATGACAACGTAGATAATTATTACACTGTCGTTGGTGGGCAGATCACTATCGTTACGGGCCATCCATCATCAGGAAAATCTGAGTTCGTTGATCAGATCATGGTCAACATGGCTGAGAAAACCAGTTGGAAGTTTGGCATCTGTTCCTTTGAGAATGAGCCAAGGCTGCACATTGCCAAGCTCATAAGTAAGTGGCTGGGAAAACCATTCTTTGATGGTAATGTTCAAAGGTTGACTAGACGTGAGCTAGAAGCGGGAAAGAAATTTGTTCAATCGCACTTTTCTTTTTTGTATCAAGCTGACGGGTCACTGTCCTCAATAGATAGCATCATTGAAAGATTAAAGATTGCTGTCCTTCGCCATGGCATTCGAGGGGCAGTGATAGATCCTTACAACTACATCCAAAGATCAAGTGACAAGAATGAAACTGAATGGATATCAGAGATACTTACAAGGGTCAGGGTATTTGCTCAGGCTCATGATATTCACATATGGTTTGTCGCTCACCCAGCGAAGATGCTAAGGGGTCAAGACGGTAAGGTGCCAGTGCCAAAGGGGTATGATATATCTGGATCTGCCGCATGGTTCGCAAAGGCAGATGTCGGAATGTCTGTGCATAGACCAGACCCAGTGAACTCAGTGTCATCAGAGATACACATCTGGAAGTGTCGGTTCTCTTGGGTTGGTAAGCAGGGTTTTACTGAGCTTGATTTCAACACCATCACATCCAGCTATCAACAAAAAAATGCTGACCCATTTTTAAATCCCGTTAAGATAGATCAGGATAACTTTGAAGAGATAGACATCGAGGAGTTGGACATTGAACTACCTTTCTAAGCCATTGGTGACTGTTAGGGATGGCAGCAATGGTCCAGTGCTGTACATATGGAAAGACGGTAAGGCTTGCAGCGTTGAACTCAATCGCAGGGAAACACTTGTTGTAATAAATCAATTAGCTGATTAGTTATTGAATAGTTTGACTGATAAAGATTTGAATGATAGCTAGGACTTGAGGCTTTTCATGGGGCCTCTCCTCACTCTACAAATTAAAGGGTGGCTCTACTAAGGTGAGCCACTCTTTTTTTTAAAGGAGGCAGCATAGGAGCATCATACGCCACCTCCAGTGTCCAATCACCCAAGGAAGGAAAGGCTTGGACTGCTATGGTTGGGTGACCTAATGAATACCAAAACCACCCTATCGCACTCATAGCTTGCGATACAAAAAAAATCCCCTAACTATTGCAGTGCGAAGCCTAACCCAGTCAGGGGCAGTTGGGGCGCGAGGCAGTAAGGCAGGATCTTTTACTGTTTAAGTGCGCCCTTCAGGAAGAATACTAATGAAATGATCGCTCATTCTCTAGCACTGAGAAGAGTATATGCATCTTTTGCACACAATCACAAATATTTTTTCTGGCATCATTCATTTCATATATATCTATGAGGCCATCAATTAATACGACCATCTGATTGAAGGTCATAGTGTTTGGAAGGATGCCCTTATTGACATCCATCCAATCACCTATCTCATCAATCTCCTGCTCTATCTCATAGGATAGTTTTTGCGGTGTTTTCATTTAGGTCTCCAGTTCCATTGCAGCCATCACGGCTTTTCTAACGCGCCGTTGAAGCAACCTTTCAGTCATCAGGAAATCTTCCCCACACGCGATTACATTTTCACTGTATCCACTTCCCTTCAAGACCCATAGGTCTTCACCTAGTAGGTTGCCATTGTAAACATACAGAGCCTTGCATTTGTAAGCGGATATATTGTCTTCATTAAGACGATCAATCTTGCGCTCCTTGGCTTGCAGTATAAAGCGAGGGCCTTTGCCTGAGTGTACAACCTCAATGTTCTTTTGATATACGGTTGAGTTCCATGACAAGGGAACACGAACCTCATGAGAAGAGTACCTTGAAAGAAAGGTTGATCGACACTTCCAAGATGGATCATCTGCCTGACTGTTTACACCATAAACATCAAACGACTGAGACGGGTATGTTTTGTTGAGGATTTGATCTGCAAACTGTACACTCCTTTCCTTCTCATCATGCAGTTTGTTTGTAAACTTGTATGACTTCCAAGCAGATCTTGCAGTTCGTATTTTACTTCTGAGGCCTGACAGATAACTGTTGGCATCTGTTATTGCGCCTTGCCCATACTTAGCGAGTATAGGATCCCACTGTTCTGGGTTACTATCAAAGCCCTTTTGCAGGGCGCCGTATGTTTTCAGGGTCATAAGCTGTTTTGCTTTGCCCGTGATGCCATACTGACTGCACACATAGTCGATGATGGCAGTATTGTTATTGCGTATTCTTTGGTACGCTACCCAAGGATCATATTCATTCATCACTCACTCCTAAAATGTAGGCGCATAACACGCCCAGTTTTGACTTCCTCTTTTAGTTCATTTGAACTTTTATATTAACTTCCCCATCCCCCTCAAACCTTTGACGTATTGATCAAGCTCTTCTCTGGCAGAGAAAAGTTCTCTATCTAGGTTTGGGCGTTGGTCACGACCAAGCTGTTCATCAATTAGATTATCAACCTGACGCCTAAAGAATTTTAACTGAGCCTCTTGAAACGGGCTAAGTTCTTCTGGATTTTTTATGCTCATCACTAAGCTCCCATATAACTGCGCTTGCCTCTATTGGCTTGTTTGATTTTACAATGCCATGCTTTTCAAGCTTCTTTAAAATTTGCAGTGTTGTTCCAAGCTTCAGCTTGGCTCTGCTTTTTATTTCTTGTGTAGTCCAACAGGTTCTACGCCTCATCACGTTCACAATCTTATGCTCAGGTGTATGTTCTGTGGTTCCCAAAAACTTCCTCGTTTGCCATGCGTTTGGCTCATCGCGTATTTTACGCAAACGATTTTCATCTTTTGCCAATTCAATCATCCTCTCTAATTGTATCTCCAACAGGTCTCTCCCTTGGCTTGTTGGTTTTTGTCAGAGGGTCAGAGTAAAATGTGTGGTTCCCCAAGGTAAAAAGTTCAAATAAACTTTTAGTCCACACTAAGCTGACCTCAGTAGAATGATAATACAGCATTCCCTTGTTGGCAAAATATGATTGACCATCAAGATGATTGCCTATCGCATCTTGCGATATGTTCACAGCATCAGCCCACACGTCTGGGTCTGTGGGTATGCCAGCCCATCCATTAGGGCTGACAAACGAAAACTGTTTAGGCTGCATCACAACCCCGCATATCGTGTCTGGGAACCTATCTGATGCAACACGGTTCATCACCACCTCAGCAACAGCCTTCTGCCCTATCAGTGGTTCGCCTCTGGCCTCATGGTACACTGCCAGTGCCAAGCAAAGTTCAGCTATCATGATTGTATCTCCCCTCTCCAGCAGGATCGTTGTCTCTTCGATGCCTTATCATTGAGGTTAGCTCAGATTTGGTGTTGATATCTGCATCAAGATATCGCAGCAGCCCATCTTTGCCATGCTCCCATGCGATAGCATGTGCCTCATCATATGAGAGATCTTGGTTTGCATCCATGATGTAAGAGACATGCATCTCAAACATCTCCATTAGAAATTTAATTTCGTTGGTCATTTTAATCCCCCGTGTTTAGGTAAACTGTCTCGCCAAACGGTGCAGGTTTGCCGCGAGAATATGAAGACACCCACAAGATTGGGTAGTCTGGTGCACGATCTGGGTAGTCAAAGATCCCCATGTCGGTGAAGCAGATCATGTTATCCACATTGAGATTGTGCTGCTCAATGTAGTTGAACACAGGCTGCACACATGTACCGCCACGACCTTTGTTGCTGAACAGGGTGATCTCTTCGCCCTCTTCATAACGCTTGACGCTCTGGATCTCAGCGTCACATGTGATCACCGTAATTGACTTGGGCTTCACGTCACGACTGATTGCATTCAGCCCACCCAAGAAGAACTCACCTTCACGATCAGACACAGATCCGCTACTGTCCATCCACACAAGGATGTCACCGCAACCAGTGCCCACAATGCTAGGGCCAAGCACCCCAACCTGATCGAACATCTGACGATTAGGGCGGCGCATTGAGTAGTCATCAGGCTGATCACCACCTACGAAACGCTGCACCTTCTCTTCCCAGTCAATCTGGTTGCGCTTCATGCGCTGCACCAGTGCCTCAATGGATGCTGGCAGCTTGCCAACAGACTTGGCACCATTCGCAGCCATCATGACCTTGGAGTTGATGTCGGCTTCCATCTGCTTAACCTCAGCCTCAGACAGCGACTGTCCACCCTCTTTGGTGGTATCTATCACCCCGCCCATGCCACCAGCCTGTGACAGGTGCGACACGTCCTCTGGCAGCATGTCATAGACACGCTCAGCGGGAAGATCTGCATACTGCTCGTCATACAAGCCGCCAGCGGGAAGCGAGAACCCAGCCTCAATCAGGATGGGGTTGATCACATAGTCACATGCAATGTTCCAACGCTCTGGGTCACGATCACCGCGCCGCAGGTTGTGCTTCATGCCAACATGCATGACTTCATGCGCCATCACCCCAGTGGTCTCCTCTTCTGACATGTTTGCCACAAAGTCAGGGTTCCACTTGATGAACTTGCCATCAGTGCACATGGTTGAGATCTCTTCATCAGCCTCAATCTTGAGGCTCAGGGCCATTGACCCAAAGAACGGGTGCGATATCACAAGGCGCGTGATAGAGCGCGATACTTTTGTTTGTTCATCCATCTGAACTCTCCTCTACAAAAAATCTACGGTGCCATCGTGAGCTTTGGCATCGCGTTTAAACTTTAAATAATTCTGTCGATATCTCTCTTCGACTTCTTTTAACGCATCGTCGGCTGTCAGGGCCTCGACTTCCAAGGAGAAAACTTGTCTCTCCTCAACAAAAATTTCATAGACGTTCATTAGAACGGCATCACTCATAGGTTTCTCCAAAGAAGTTCAAGGTTACAAAAATTGGTTGTGGGTAGGTCTAGGCCTACCCAAAAAAGTTCTATTGAACTTTTACAGGATCATGTGACGACCTTCTGTCATGATCCAATCGCGCACAGCTTTGACCTTCTTGAGATCTTTGTTGCGGCTCAGCGCATCCTTGACACAGAACACAGCGAACTCTTTCTGTGGCAAGCGCATCAAATACTTGATGATGTTATGCGCGTTCTTGTCTGTCATGCGGAACGCAAGGTTTGCCGTGATCGCGTAGGCAACGGCTGGATCTTCCGCGATATCGGATCCCATGGGATCTGAGATCAATGCGTCAATGTCGGGGCACGTCTCATGGATTTTTAAGAACCCATTGAAATCGGCAGCGGCTGCGCGACCAACCTGCCCAGCGATAGCCTCAAGCTGGCACACAGGATCAAGACCCCATGACAGGATCGAACCAACACGCTCCCATGAACGCGGTGACGGGCAAGCATTGGCATCCCTGTCGAACTTGTGCAGGTACTCAGGGCGAAAGCGCAGGAAAGAGTTGACGCGAAAATCAACACCCACAGAGTTGAAGTATGCCAGCGTATCATCAAGATCCGCTTCGATCTCCAAGAACATCATGCGATCCTTCAAGTGGGAAGGCATCTGATTTGTACCAGCGCGATCTGACATGCGGTTACCAGCGGCAACCACAACCCAGCCATCAGGCAAGTGATGCGGCCCCACACGGCGCTCGTTTGTGATCTGCGCTGCAATGTTCTGACACGCCACAATTGCTTGCGGTAGCTCATCCAAAAAGATGACGCCGTAGCCATCTGTTGGCATCCAGTCTGGACGCATCCGCACCATGTGGCTGCGATCCTCTGAAGGGATTGTCCAACCCGCAATTTCTGTCGGGTCATACTGCGCCAGCGAAACAATGCGGCATTCCATTGGAACCCCGCGCTTTTCTGATACACTGGCAGTTGCTTCTTTGACCATGGTTGTCTTGCCAAGGCCAGCGCCGCCGATCAACATTGGTACGATGTACTGAGCATCACGCCCATCGGACAGATCCATGTTGAAGTTGATTGAACTCTCAACGATGGTTTGTGCTTGTGATAGTTTCATTGGTTGTCTCCTCAGACTTTACAAAAATTTGAATAGTGTGTTTCTTTGCTGGATACACACTCCTAGTCAGGATCTTTTGATCAATCCCCTCGCGGGTTTCAGCTTCCGCATATCTGCGATAGTTGGTGCCCCACTCTTCCCAAACTGCCCAGTACATCAAATCGCCATCATCACGATGACCATCAGAACCATAGCAGCGGTGAACGTCATCCCAGAGACGAAGGCCTCTATGAATATTAGGCGTTTCTCACGCCGTGAAATGCGAGTGTTCATGAATATTTCTCCTCTGCAATCTGCTCAAACAAGCAATAAAACTTATCAACATCCAAGTGTTTAGGCTGGATATTCAAGAACGCATCAGCGTCTATAAAGTTCCAGTTGATTGACCCATCAGGGTTTTGATTTTCAGCCATGGCAATGGCATTCTGCATAGCCGCGTCAACGGCTTCGTATGTTATTAGTGACATGATCACTCCTTTATCCGACCATATTCCCGACAGGGCGCATCCCCGTCATGGACAATTTCAATCAATTTGAATTGCTCACCCTTGGACTGCATAGCGCCCAAGAACATTGACATGTGGCAGTCCTCTTCAAGGTAGAGGGTTGGCACAAACAATTCAGTGACCCGCGCAAAGCTGTAATGCGCGAAGTCTTTTAGCGTCAGGCCAAGCCGTAAGGCATCAGCCAAGGGCACTTCCAAGTAACCGTGCCCAGCGTCAATGTGATAGGTATATTCTTTCATTACGCAGCCTCCTCTAGTGCGTTTACTTTTCTTTCCAGCGTTGGGATATCTGCAATAAATGCATGACGCGCACGATCAGACAACTTCGCCCAACCTGCATTCGCACACAGGTACAAAGTCGTTTCAGCATTGGGGTGCGAGAACCCTTCGCCATCACCCGCTGGGATTTCCATGACCAGATCCCCGACAGACAGGCTACGCAAACCCTTGGCATGATAGCTTGGCTGAACAGCCTCGCATCCCCATGGCGCGTTGTCATACTCAAACATCTGTTCAACACTGTCAGCCATGGCCGTGATGCCGTGGACATAAACGCGGTGAATTGTTGCTGCCAAAACATTCACTTCTCTCTCAATGCAATCCGCGTCAGACAAGCCTCCGATAGAATGCGAAACAGCCGAATAGGCTGCAAGCTTTGGGGTTGCTCCCCAGCCGCCGTGTCTGACGGTCTCACCGTTTACGATGTCACGATCCACCTTTGTCAGGTGCGCTTTGAAAACTAAAAACTTAGGCATTTCTCACTCCTCTGTTGAACCATCGTTGCGCCGCTTTGCAGGGGCGCAATAAAAGTTCAATCGAACTTCTTTAGCTTTTCAACTAAAGCCTTGAGACGATCAGACATAGGCCGCACACTCTCATCTGAAAGTATGCGGCTTACCTCAGCATCGTCCTCAGCCGCACCTTTAGGCGGCGAACTGTGCAATGACATCATTGACATCCTTATTTTCTTCAGACGCAGCAGCCTCAGCAGCTTTCGCTGCCTCAGCATTACGGTAGGCAGTACGCGCAGCCAAAAGCTCTCGCATGATATCCTCGAACTGCTCAAGCTCAGCATCATCAAGGCCATCCTTGAACACGTCACCCTGAACCGCGTTGCCCTTGTCATCCTTCTTTGTGGACCACTTGCCGACAACCTGCTCAGCCAGCCGCTGGGCTTTGGACTTGCCGCCCTCACCTTTGACCAGCTTCGCCAGCTTGTTCTCGCTGTCGATATTGTGGGTCTCAAAGAACTCACCAACCATGGTGGCAGTGGCGTTAGCCATGCCGCCGATCTCAAAGTGCCGTATCGCACCAACTGAGTTCTCCATGTAACGCTTGATGGTGGCCTCTTTCAGACCAGCAACAGCGAGGGCTTCCCGCACTTGTTTGGACGCAGCGCGGGGCAGGTTGCCCTTGACCAACTTGACAGGGGCAAGCGCAGCGATAAGCTCGCAATAGGCCCCGATCTTGTGACCGTTGGCAACCTCGTTGTTTGCCTTGTTATCGGCCTTCAGAGAACCGATCTGTTGCTCCGCTTTGCCGATCAGGTTCACGGTTGCGTCTTGGATTTGAAATGTTGATTTTGCCATCTGTATCTTCCTTCTAGGCTGACAATTTTCTGGGCGATTTTACCCTCAATGCCCCGCATGATGACGGGGCATGTAGTGTAAAACCTTACGCACTGCGCTGGTCTATGATTTCTCCAGCCGCATTGTTTGCAGCTTTTGATCCTTGCATCATCTCGCGTCTTATGGCGAAACCGTCTTGGATTAGTGAGCCGCCCTTATCCCATTGATGACCAGTTGCCATCACTGTTTGGGCCATGGCGCTGACATGGAATATGTCTTCCTGATCGAACTCATTCAAACCATCATGCAGGAAATAATCTGAGCGCAGACGCCAGTGATTGCCCTGCGGGTCAGTCATCGTATATGTCCAAGCATAACGATTTTCTTGATTTGATTTGATGGTCAATACGTGATCACCTTTGATGCCGTTGTCCATGACGATCTCTATAGAGATGCCTGACGCGTTAATGTTTTGGATTGCAGATTTAATTGAAGCCATGGTGGTTTCTCCTTTCAAGAGGTTTCATAAATTTGGTGCTTTGCCAGATAGCTGGCAGTGAAAGGCTCAATCATTTCGTTTGTCTTGAGCATGTCAACAACGTCATCCCATGACATGTATGCCAAGCAAGCTTGGAGCATGTCTTTTTCACTGACCCAATGGCGGTCATGGATGATTTCCATTGCGAGATCTCTGGGTGTGTTCATGTTGGTTTCTCCTCTCATGAAATCATCACAGGGGCAGCACCATTGCGGCCCCTACAAAAATTTCACAAACAGCCAGCTTTCGCGCTCTCTACCGTTCCTCACTGACATTGCTGGGGGATGATGCTTGTGGAAGGCATCACTGCCCAGCGAGAGAAAACGTCCGATACCAGATCCCGTTTTACGGGGATCAACTAACGATCACTGACTTGCCGTTACTGCGGCACAACCTCTGGTTCCCTACTCAGTCAGACATGTAATTATTATCGTTGGGTCTGACCTTTTGGCCTTACGGCGTCTCTTTTGGTTTATGTCACTTCCAGAGAGAAACTGGCGAAACGGGGTTGTTGGCGGTGGCGCTCCTTCCTGACGCCGCTGGATCTCAACGAATCCGCAGCACCCTTATGACAGCTAATGACTCCCTTGTCTACCCCTAATGTTGATTAAAGTTACCTTAGCACTAAAAGCCTTTAAAAGTAGGGGTTTGGCTGATATAAAAAGTGCAATAGAACTTTTGCAGCGGGGATCTGGATGGACAAGCAGCACGTCAAATCAGGGGTGATTCGCAGGTGATTCGTTTTACTGATTCGCGGGGTGATTTGCTGGGGCAGGAGTGCAAGCTGCTAGTGGGGTGTAATAATACCACCCACTGAAAACATTGAGAAAAAAGGGCATGAGATGAAAAAAACACCAACAAGCAGCACGTCAAAAGGCAAGCCAAAGCTCACGGTTGTAGCTGCCAGTGAACCAAAGAAAACCCGCAAGCGATCCCCTAACGCTGGAGCAAGTCAACTGACAGACAAGCAGGAAGCTTTCTGCATGGCGGTCATGAGCGGTAGCAGTTTCTCTGAGGCTTACAGGGCTGCGTATGATGCGGAGAACATGGCAGATGCTACAGTGCATAGGGAAGCCTACAGGCTCGCAGCAGAGAACCCCAAGGTTTCAACTAGGCTGGAACAGATGGCTGTGGAGAAAGAAGCAGAGCAGCGCGTGTTGGGCCTCTCTCGAACAGATCTGGTTTTGAAACAGCTTCAAGAGATTGCACTAAACGAAGACGTGCAGGATGGCGCAAGGGTGCGGGCCTTGGAATTGCTTGGCAAGAACTGCGGGCTATGGATTGATCGTGTGGAAACCACTGACAAAGCGGAGCGCAGCGCGGATGAAATCGAGGCGGATATCGAGGCACGGCTCAAGCGGCTTGGCATGTGAAAAATAAGTGCTATCGAACTTTTTGCTCGCACACGCACAGAATTATAAGGAGTTTTACCCCCACCCACCCCCGACCACCCCCCGCGAGCGCGCCCGATTATTCTGACCATACATAGTATTACACACAAATAATCTCAAACACTGATGAAACACAGACCCCACCCTATGATTGACTTATTTCCCCTTAGCCCTTAAACGCGATTCTGTGACGGGTTAATTAATTATATCTTGAACTTTTCTAAACTTTTTTCATAAAACGGCATATTATATATTTACTACTATTATATATCAGGTATAGATAAGTTATATATCTGTTAAAGGTATATAACAGTTAAAGGTATATAACTGTTTACCTGATATATATAGGGGGAACGGCTTGCGAGATTTAAGTCAAGTTCTGTCTCAGATATCAAAGCTACCACCCAATGAGAAAGCTGCCCTTCTCAAGGATCTTGAAGCTCTTGAGGATGTGCAGAACAAGAAGAAAGCTAAGGAAGACTTCATTTCCTTTGTAAATCTCATGTGGCCTAGCTTTATTAGTGGGCGGCATCACCAGAAAATGGCGAGTGCGTTTGAACGTGTGGCTAGTGGTGAGTTAAAACGTCTGATTATCAATATGCCACCCCGCCATACCAAGTCAGAGTTCGCCTCTTACTTACTGCCAGCGTGGTTTCTAGGAAAATATCCTGAAAAGAAAGTCATTCAAACCGCCCACACTGCTGAGTTGGCAGTTGGATTTGGTAGGAAGGTGCGGAACCTTATACAATCTGAGGACTTCCAAAACGTGTTCAGCGGTATAACCCTGTCATCTGACTCCAAAGCGGCAGGAAGGTGGAACACAAACAAGCGCGGTGACTACTTCGCCATTGGTGTTGGCGGGGCAGTTACTGGTAAAGGTGCTGATCTCCTAATTATTGACGATCCTCACTCAGAACAGGACGCCCAGCAGGGGCAATTCAACCCAGAAGTCTATGATCGTGTGTATGAATGGTACACATCTGGCCCAAGACAGCGATTACAGCCCGGTGGTGCCATCATTGTCGTGATGACGCGGTGGTCATTGCGAGACCTGACTGGGCAGATCATGAAATCTACAGGAAATAAGAAAGGTATGGACGAATGGGAGGTCATTGAGTTCCCAGCTATAATGCCTTCGGGGAAACCCCTATGGCCTGAGTTCTGGTCAATGGATGAACTGGATGCTTTGAAGGCAGAACTTCCACCTACAAAGTGGAATGCCCAATATCAGCAAAATCCCACGTCTGAGGAAGGGGCACTCATCAAGCGTGAGTGGTGGAGAGAGTGGGATAGGCCTAACCCACCCCCTTGTGAGATCATATTACAGTCTTGGGACACCGCATTTCTCAAGACACAGAGGTCTGACTACAGTGCTTGCACCACATGGGGGGTATTTTACCATCCTGATGATACGGGGCGCAGTCAACCTAACTTAATTATGCTGGATGCCTACAAAGAAAAGCTTGAGTTCCCAGATCTAAAACGTGCTGCCTACGAAAAGTACATGGAGTATGAGCCAGATCAAATGATCGTGGAGAAGAAAGCATCTGGTGCCCCACTAATATTTGAACTGAGGGCAATGGGTATCCCAGTTACAGAGTTCACACCTTCTCGCGGGCAGGATAAAATTGCTAGGGCAAATGCTGTGACCGATTTGTTTGCCAGTGGATCTATATGGCACCCACCCACCCAGTGGGCACATGAAGTTATCGAAGAGTGTGCTGCTTTTCCGTCAGGAGAGCATGATGACTATGTGGATTCCACCACTCAGGCGCTATTGAGGTTTAGGCAGGGCGGTTGGGTTAAGGCTGAGTCAGATGATTGGGACGATGAGCCTAAGTATCAGCGTCCTGTAGAATATTATTAAAGTTCTATTGAACTAAACTTCTATGTTTATCTTAGTTCCTTGGGGTCGATCTGCGTTAGTCTTGCGACCAAAGCGATCATAAGCTTCTCCCAAGTCAAACCTTTGCTTTGCTAACGCCTCTAGGTGACTGTGATTTGCCCTGTGTTCCTTCTCAACCATCTGTTCTTTTAGGTGAGCTTCTATTCGTTCACGGCTTTGAGTTTGTTGATGGATATCAGACCCTACATTAAACGGTGCGTTGCCTATGCCGCTTAACCCATCAGTCATTTACCACCATCCTGCGCCTAAACCAGTCAGCCATGTGCCGCCGACTAAGATAGCTGCCAACATAGCAAACAATAAAATCAACAGAAGAGTTTCAAAAAATGCAGCCTTGCGTTCTTGCTGGCGATACAGCGTTTCTTCGCGCTCTTTTTTAATTTTGCGGCGAAGCTCCACCATCTCGCGCCAAGTGCCATATCCAAAACGGTTGTTTAACATTTGCTGCAAGTCTTTTTCTTGCTCTGCCAGCTTCTTCTGGTGAATAATAATTTGCAAAGCTTCTTGCTCTACAGACCCAGATGAAAAAATCTTAGTGAAGATTGGCGGGTTTTTGCGTTGCTGCTCTGCCCTGCCAAGATCAGCAGCAAAACCATACCACTTACCAAGCTGACCAGCCACATCTTCTAGCTCACGGCCCGCGTAAACCATCTTACGGACAAGATTAAATGCCTGAGTGGCCCCTGCAATGGCTGTTACTGGATCAATCATGTTCTTCTTCCCCTACCAACAACAATGTATGGCGGGCAGAAATGCTTCCAAGGAACTCTGACTTTAGCTGGGTATTGGTAGTAGAAAGCTGAAACTTCTTTAGGGCACCTGTACTCACAGGTCTGGTGCAGACCTATAGTCGGGTTTTGACTAGCTAATATTGCTGTTAGGGCGCAGATGAACATATCCCATGCCTATCTCCCCCTATTTTTCTGCAAGCTTATCTATCTTGCCTTCAAGCCTAACGAGGTGGTCAACAACTCTCCCAAGCTCCCCCGCGTGGTCTTCCCTCTTTATATAATTCTCTCTAGTCATGTTCAAAAGAATATTGAGGCGTTTGACTTCAGATGCTATTTGATTGGCCCACCACCCTATGGGTAGAACCACGAAAGTTAATACGATGTTCCAAATCAACATGTTATCCATGATTTTCTAATACAGTAATATAATATTTGTTTCAACAGTCGGTCTAAGCTAAAGGATAATTATGGGCGCATCTCCCAGCGCCCAGTCGGGGTGTGGTGGCTTCCCCCAAGTTACCCACCTCGACACTAGACCTCACAATAATATTTTGATAACGTCCACATACACAAGCTGAAGGTGATTCATGGCTATAGAAAAACCAATGGTTCCTTCTGATGTAGAGATTGAAGAGAATCCATCTGAAGAAGAGCTTACTGTTGAAATCGTAAATCCAGATTCCATTTCCATGGAAACAGAAGATGGTGGAGTTGTCATTGACTTTGAGGGTAGTCTCGCTGAAGACTTGATAGGTCCAGATCATGATTCAAATTTAGCTGAGTTTATAGAGGAATCAGCACTTGAATCTATGGCATCTGAGCTTGTTAGTGATTTTGAGTCTGACCGTGAGTCAAGGTCTGATTGGGCTAGGGCTTATGTAAAAGGCTTAGATCTACTTGGCATGAAGATTGAAGACAGGCAGCAGCCATGGGCTGGTGCATCTGGTGTATTTCATCCCGTCCTAACTGAGTCTGTTGTTAGGTTCCAAGCGCAAGCAATGGGAGAACTATTCCCTGCTAGTGGCCCTGTTAGGTCAAAGATCATGGGGAAGATGACCCCAGAAAAAGCTGATCAAGCTGATCGTGTTCAAAATGAAATGAACTATCTTCTTACGGAAGAGATGACAGAATATCGTGATGAATTAGAGCAAATGCTCTTTAAGCTTCCTTTGGCTGGTTCTGCATTTAAAAAAGTTTACTATGATCCTTTAATGGACAGACCATGCGCTGTATTTGTTCCCTCTGAAGAGTTTGTTGTTTCTTATGGGGCAACAGACTTGATGACGTGCCCAAGATATACGCATGTCATGAAGAAAAGCGAAAACGAAATAAGAGAACTTCAAGTTGCTGGCTTCTATCGTGACGTGGAGCTACCTGCACCCTCTCCAGATTTTTCTGATATCCAAGAAAAATATGATGAGTTGGATGGAGAAAGTGCAGTTATTGAAGACGATGACCGTCATACAATACTTGAAATGCATGTAACTATTAATATGCCAGATGAGTTTGATGACCCAGACGGAATTGCGCGTCCATATGTTGTAACAATTGATAAGTCATCAAGAGAAATTTTATCTATAAGAAAGAACTGGTACGAAGATGATCAAAGGAAAAAGAAGCGTTTACACTTTGTTCACTATCGCTATCTACCGGGTTTGGGGTTTTATGGCACAGGTCTCATACACCTTATTGGTGGACTTGCTAAGTCTGCTACCTCTATCCTTCGTCAGTTGGTTGATGCTGGCACACTGTCGAATTTGCCAGCGGGTCTTAAAGCTCGCGGTCTTCGTATTAAGGGGGATGACACTCCTCTTATGCCGGGTGAATTTAGGGATGTGGACGTACCGGGCGGTGCCATACGTGACTCGATTACGTTTATCCCTTACAAAGAGCCATCAAGCGTACTGTACTCTTTACTTGGAAATATTGTCGAAGAGGGACGCCGCATTGGTTCAGTCGCAGACATCCAAGTAGGAGATACTAACGCACAGGCACCCGTGGGCACAACTCTTGCCCTCATGGAGCGTTCAATGAAAGTGATGTCTGGTGTACAGGCTCGCCTTCATGCAGCTATGAAAAAAGAGTTACGACTTCTTGCTAAGATTGTTCACGATTATATGCCAGAGGAGTATGCCTATGAAGTTGATGGAGACTTCAGTAGGACAGATGACTTTGATAAGCGTATAGATGTTATACCAGTCTCAGACCCTAATGCTGCTACGATGTCTCAAAGAATCATGCAGTATCAAGCTGCGTTGCAATTAGCGCAACAAGCGCCTCAGTTATATGACATGGGTAAACTTCATAGGCAAATGCTAGAGGTTCTTGGTATTCAAGATGCTAATGATCTTATTAAACTTCCAGAAGATATTAAGCCCTCTGATCCTGTAACTGAAAACATGATGATCTTGAAACAAGAGCCAGTTAAAGCGTTTAAGTATCAAGACCATGAGGCTCACTTAGCAGTTCATATGGCGGCAGCAGAAGATCCTAAACTTTCGCAAATGGTAGGCCAGTCTCCATTCGCTCAAGTAATACAGCAAGCAATGGCTGCACACGTAACAGAACATGTTGCGTTCCAATACCGCAGAGAGATGGAGAAAATGCTTGGTGTTGAGTTGCCTAATGAAGATCAAAATCTGCCTGAAGATGTTGAGGTGGAAATCTCTAGGCTGGCTAAGGATGCCGCAGAAAAGCTTCTCAAGAAAGATCAAGCAGAAGCTGCACAGGAGCAGGCTCAAGCACAGCAGCAAGATCCTGTTGTTCAAATGCAGCAGCAAGAACTGCAACTGAAGACACAAGAGCTTCAGCATAAGATGCAACTAGACACGGCTAAACTTCAGCTTGAGGCTCAGAAGATAAAAGCCGCTAATCAAAGAGAGGGGGCCAAGTTGGGAGTTAAACTGGCGACTGATCTTGATAACTCTCAGCGAGCGGATCAGCAAGCTGGGGCTAAACTTGGGGTAGAAATAGCAAGGGAGCTAAGTAAGGGGGATGGATGATACAGTTATTGCTTTGATGAAGCGTAGTATCTCTGAGTATAAACTTGAAATAGAACAATTCTTGGCAGGGGGCCAAGCTAAATCTATGGATGACTACAGCAGACTTGTTGGGAGATATGAGGCTTTAAAGCTTCTAGAGTCTGATTTACAAGAAATAGAAAAAAGATTTATTGAACAATAAGTTCAATTGAACTATTTCTACATATGGGGGCTTCGCGGGGTAATCCGCGCACGGTTTCTGTGAACCTAATCACTGCAAGGTATATAAAATGTATGCAGATAAAAAAATAACTGAGGAAAAAGTAGCGACTCAGTTGCCAGAACCTAAAGGCTACAAAGTTCTTATTAGCACTGTTGAGGTTAATGAGAAGACTGAGGGTGGCGTTTATATGCCAGATGGACTCAGGCAAGCAGAAGAAACAGCATCTATTATAGGGTTTGTAATTAAATCTGGCCCTGATGCATACTCTGATAAAGATAGATTTCCAAATGGAGCCTACTGCAAAGAAGGTGATTTTGTAATCTTTAGATCTTATTCAGGAACCAGATTTAAAATTCATGGCAAAGAGTTTCGCTTAGTGAACGATGACACTATTGAGGCCGTTGTTGACGATCCAAGGGGGTATACACGGGTATGAGTAATTTAGCTTCAGAACCTGAAATGATGGAAGATGTTGTAAACGAATCACCCGATACACAAGATGTTGTATCTGATGATAAGTTTGAAATTGAAATTGTAGACGATACTCCTGAAGAGGATCGTGGGAGACCCCGTAAGGCTGAGGATGCTGCTCCTGAAATCTTTAATGATGACGAGTTAGATAAGTATTCTGAGGGTGTTCAAAAGCGTTTTAAAAAAATGACCTACGAGGCCAATGAGCAGCGTAGGAATAAAGAGGAAGCTATTAGGCTTCGTGAAGAGGCTTTAAAGTATGCTGAGTCTATTAAGGCTGAAAATGAACGTCTTAGAAAAACTCTTGAACACGGAGAGGAAACTCTTGTTACTCAAGCTAAAGGTCGTGTCCAAGCTGAGTTAGATCGTGCAAAGGTAGCATATAAAGAAGCGATTGATGCTGGTGATTCTGATTTAATTCTTGAGGCAAATGACAAAGTAACTGCTTTGAGAATAGAGGCTGATAAGATAAATAGTTACAGGCCTCAAAAAAGACCTGTGTCACAAGTCCAAGTTCCTCAGTATCAACAGCAGGCACCTGCAAGACCGCAGCCAGATGCTCGTGCAGTTGAGTGGGCTAAACAAAATACTTGGTTTGAAAATCCTGAAACCCCTGAAATGACAGGCTATGCATATGGTGTGCATCAAAAGCTTGTAGAATCAGGGATTGATCCAAATACAGATCAGTATTATACACAAATTGACAAGGCCATGAGACAGGTCTTTCCAGATAAGTTTGACGATGGGCAAGTAGAGGTACAAGCACCCCAGCGTCAAGGTGGCTCCGTGGTTGCTGCACCGTCGAGAACGACGAAAAAATCACGCACAGTGCGACTTACCTCAACGCAAGCCTCTCTCGCCAAGCGGCTTGGACTCTCAAATGAGCAATATGCGGCGCAATTAATGAAGGATCAATCCAAATGACGAATAGATCTCCACGCACTACAGAAACCCGCGATTCGGTTAAACGTAAAGCGTCATGGACTAGACCAACAATGTTACCTTCCCCAGAGCCACGCGATGGTATTACCTTCCGCTGGATCCGCACATCTACATTGGGAAATACGGATAACACTAACGTCTCTTCCAGATTTCGTGAGGGATGGACGCCAGTTCGTAAAGAGGATCATCCAGACCTTCACATTGTGTCTGATATAGATTCAAGATTCCAAGACGGTATTGAGGTAGGGGGTTTACTGTTATGTCAACTTGCTACTGAACAGGTCGAGGCTAGGGTTGAAGCACAGTTACAGGCGGCTCAAAGCCAAATGGATGCTGTTGATAACTCGTATCTAAAACAATCAGACCCTCGTATGCCCGTTCTAAATCCAGAACGAAGCACACGATCTTCATTTGGCAAGTGACCCCTGTGGGTAGCTTGTCTTAATTTAAACTCTAGGAGTATGAGAAAATGGCTACTACAGCAACTCCCTACGGCTTAAAACCTGTGCGCCGCGCAGACGGAATGCCGTATGCTGGTGCGACCAATCAGTATCTCATTGATCCCGCTGGAGAAGCAACAAACCTGTTTTACGGGCAAGTTGTTATCATTGGGGCTGATGGTTACATCGCACTCGCAACTGGTTCAGGTTCAGACCTGACATCTAACAGCATCTCAGGAACAACAGGCGTTGGTGGTATCGGCGTTTTTGTTGGTTGTGAGTATGTAAATTCTTCAGGCCAACGTGTTCAGGCGCAGTATTATCCATCTGGTACAAACAGTAGCAGCACTGCGATCAAGGCATATGTTGTTGACGATCCAAACGTACTATTCCAAGCCCAGCTTGATGGTACAGGAGCGCAAACAATTATCGGTACAAACACATTCTTTGCAGCAGTACAGTCTACCTCAACTGGTAATACCACGACAGGTAACTCTACATCTGCATTAGACGCTACGGTGAAGACTGCCGCAGCGGCGTTTCGTATCGTTTCACATGTGTCAGATGCTGCTGATGCGTTCCCGGATGTACTTGTAAAGTTCAATCCGGGCGCTCACCAGATGACCAATAACGTAGGCTTATAAGGAGGTTAAATCATGGCTATTTCACGCGCCCAGCTCCTTAAAGAGCTATTACCGGGTCTGAATGCATTGTTTGGTTTGGAGTACGGCAAGTACGAAGACGAACATGCTGAGATCTATGAAACTGAAACTTCAGAGCGTAGCTTTGAAGAGGAAGTTAAATTATCAGGTTTTGGAGCCGCTCCTGTGAAAGCAGAAGGTGCTTCAATTTCTTATGACAACGCACAGGAATCATTCACTGCGCGTTATAATCATGAGACAGTCGCAATGGGCTTTTCTATTACAGAAGAGGCTATGGAAGACAATCTGTATGATTCGCTTTCTGCTCGTTATACCAAAGCTCTTGCTCGCGGTATGGCATACACAAAGCAAACAAAGGCTGCTTCTTTGCTGAACACAGGCTTCACCACCTTTAACTCAGGTGATGGCGTTACTTTGTTTAGCACAGCGCACCCAACCGTTGAGGGCACTACTAATGCTAACCGCCCTGCAACTGACGCTGACTTGAATGAAACTTCACTTGAGCAAGCTGTTATTGATATTGCTGCGTTCACTGATGAACGTGGTTTATTGATTGCTGCTCGCCCTCGTAAGCTAATCATTCCACCAGCGTTAATGTTTGTTGCAACTCGCTTGTTGGAAACAACTCTGCGTGTTGGTACAGCAGATAATGATATCAACGCACTTAATTCAAACGGGTCTATCCCAGAGGGTTATGCGGTGAATCACTATCTTACAGACAATGATGCCTTCTTCATCACAACTGATGTGCCTAACGGCATGAAGCATTTTGTCCGTACCGCTATGCAAACAGGCATGGATGGTGATTTTGACACTGGTAACGTGCGCTACAAAGCGCGTGAGCGTTACAGCTTTGGTGTATCAGATCCATTGGGAATCTACGGTTCTCGCGGAGCATAATAGTTCAATAGAACTTTTATTGGTAAAGGGGCGGCGAAAGTTGCCCCTTTATTTTTTTTGTTTATATGTTAATATCTCCACATCCCTGACAAACACATGGTGTGTTTGACTAACCCAGACAGGAGATCAACATGGGTACTACTACTTTTTCTGGTCCTATACGGGCTGGCAACATTCGCAACACAACGGGCACTACTGTTGGGTCAGACATAGCAAACGTAGGTTATGTTGTAATGACTCAACAACATGTAATGGATATTTCTGGCGGCGCTGTCGCAGCAGAAGCCACAAATGTGGTAATCCCTGCCAACTCAAAAATCGTAGACATCATCATTGATTTAGAAGTGGCTGCTAACACTACGACAAATATTAGTGTTGGTGATACTGTAGGTGGTGCAGCAACTCTCGTTAATGCTGTCGCTTCTGGAACTACTGTAGGTATCAAGGCGTTAGGCGCTTCTGGCGGTGGTACACTTACATGGAAAAATACTGGTGCATCTGATTTAAAACTAACAGCTACCTCAAGTGCAGGTACTAATGCGGGATCAGTTGTTATAACAGTGATGTATGCTCAAGCGTTTAATACGGCTGTTCAGCCGTAAGGAGGCCTAGATGGCTGGTCAAGAAATACGGGCATTTAATGTCGCAACATCAGGATTTAGTGCAGGGGTCGTTGGCCCCGCACGAAGTCGAATACAGGGCGTCTTGGTGTATGCCACTAATATCACAGCCTTCACCATTAAGAATGGCTCTGCATCAGGAGACACTCTGTTGGATCTAACTCTTCCAGCGGGATGGAACGATGTGTTCCTTCCTAACGATGGTATACTTGCTGATAATGGTGCTTATGTGTCTGCTCTATCAGGCACTGGTTCAGTGATAACTCTATTACTGGAGTGATGTATGGCTGGTAATGATGTACTATCTATACACTCGCATACCTCAGCGGCACTTGTAAATCGAAGGTGCCGACTAAGAGGTGTGGTTGTGAATACGACATCTGGAGGTTCAGGTGATGTCGTATTTTATGATAATGCATCCGCAGCATCAGGTACAGTTTTGCTTGAAGTTGATGAAAAGGCTGTAAGCACGGTTGATATAATAATACCGGGGGATGGCATCCTAGCTAAGAATGGAGTGTACGCTTCCCTACCATCAAACGTAAGCGTTACAATATTTTTTGAGTAGGTCATGGCTGAGAAAAAAACAAAATCAAAAAAAGATCCCCGCTTAGCAAGAGCGGGGGTTTCTGGATTCAACAAGCCTAAGCGCACACCAAGTCACCCAAAGAAGTCACACGTTGTTGTGGCTAAAGATGGGGAGAAGGTTAAGACAATTAGGTTTGGTGAGCAGGGTGCTAAGACAGCAGGGAAACCAAAGGCTGGCGAGGGCGACAAGATGAAAAAGAAACGTGCAAGCTTTAAAGCCCGTCATGGTAAGAATATTAAAAAGGGCAAGATGAGTGCTGCATACTGGGCTGATAAGGTGAAGTGGTAATGGCTATCTCGCGTTCTCAGATGGGCAGTCAACTAACAGGTAACAGAACCTCTACAGGTGATGATGCTAAAGATCTTGACATCATTCGCTTTGGTAAGGGTGGTAAAACTAAAAAGAAAAAGTCTGGTGTTAATGCTGCTGGAAACTACACAAAGCCAGAAATGCGTAAGCGCCTTGTGGCAAAGTACAAGGCTGGCAGCAAGGGCGGGAAACCGGGCCAGTGGTCGGCAAGAAAAGCCCAGATGGTTGCTAAAGAATACAAGGCTAAGGGTGGGGGCTATAGAGGTTAATGGCGCTCAAGAAGTCACAGAAGAGCTTGAAGTCTTGGACAAAGCAGAAGTGGCGAACAAAGTCTGGCAAGCCATCGACGCAAGGAAGCAAGGCTACAGGCGAGCGATACCTTCCTGAGAAGGCTATCAAGTCTTTGACCTCTGCGGAGTACGCCGCTACTACAAAGAAGAAACGCGAGGCCACCAAGAAGGGCAAGCAGGTTGCCAAGCAGCCTAAAAAGATTGCAAAGAAAACCAAACGGTTTAGGAGCGTGGTGACATAATGGCTGTAGTAACCCCCGACATGCCAGAGATCTTTGAGGAAGCCTATGAACGGGCTGGCCTTGAGATGCGTAGTGGGTATGATCTTAAAACTGCACGAAGAAGTTTAAACCTTTTAACATTGGAGTGGCAAAATCGTGGCCTTAATCTCTTCACTATTGAAGCGGGTACGCTCGCTGTTACAGCGGGTACGGCAACGTATACCCTTCCTGCGGATACAATCGACATTATCGAACACCAAATCCGCACAGGAACAGGCACAAACCAAATCGACACCTCGCTCGAAAGAGTCAGTGTCTCGACCTACGCCCAGCAAACCAACAAAAACACGGAAGGTAGGCCGACCCAAATCTACGTCCAAAGGCTCCCGACAGAAACAAAAGTAACCTTGTGGCCTGTTCCTGATAACACAACAACCTATCAAATAGCGTATCATAGGTTAAAGGGTATTGACGGGTTGTCATCTGGCATAGGTACAGAGGTATCATCTGTACCGCCTCGATTTGTTCCATGTTTAGTCGCGGGTATGGCTTACTATATTGCCATGAAAAAGAACCCACAGATGGCTGCTGGGTTAAAACAAGAGTATGAGTTCCAGTTTCAGCTTGCCGCTGGGGAAGATGAAGAGACAGCATCAATTAAGTTTGTCCCGTTTAACACATTTATGACGGGTGCAGGATGAGTTACGCTAGAGGGAAGTACGCTTTTGGTTACTGTGACAAGACAGGGTTCAGATATCCTTTGGCTGATCTTGTGCCTGAGTTTAACAACGGCGTTAAGACTGGATTCTTGGTAGGCCGTGATGTTGTTGACCCAGACCAACCACAAAACTTTTTGGGTAGAGTAAAGATAAACGATCCCCAGTCTTTGAGAAATCCAAGGCCTGATACGTCTTTGGCTGAAAGTCGCGGATTGTTTGGGTGGAATCCTGTATGGAACGAGCTTCAGTTTATGAAAGCTGAAGTTGGAACTGTTACCGTCGAAACAACATAGGAGTTTAAAATGGCGATGAAGAAAAAAGGCTATGCTAAAGGCGGCGTTGCTAAGAAGATGGCTGGCGGCGCAATGAAAAAGAAAAAGCCCGTGGCAATGAAGTCAGGTGGCAAGATGCCTATGGTCAAAAAGAATGGGAAGAGTGTCCCAGCGTTTGCGGCTGATGGTGTAGGCAAAATGAAAAAAGGTGGCGCTGCTAAAAAGAAAATGGGTGGCGCTATGATGATGAAGAAAAAGGGTTACGCGAAAGGCGGGGCCATGATGAAAAAGAAAAAAGGTTACGCTAAAGGCGGTAAGACTAAAAAGTAAAGTCAACTTGGGGGGATAGATTGGCTTATTTGCAAAGTAACATACCGCACTTCAAGTGCTGGGTTCGCCGTGAGTATACTCACAACCATGAACAATACCACGGCGAGTTCTTACACGCGATGGCAATAGCGGTAACGACAATGCCAAATAGATGCTTGAGCTTTCAAGTTATCTTTACGGGATGCGAAGCGGATGAAGAAGGAGATGAGAATGTACATGGTGGCGCAATGTGGGCGAGAATGCCTATAACCGCTCTTGTAGCCGATGAGCCGCTCAATGAGTGGCCTTCTGCTATGGCTGTGCATGATGCCCAGCCTTGGGACTGTTCGTCCTACAACCATGCTGTGTACGTCTTGGACAGGGCAACACCATGTCCTTGGTTGGCAAAGATAGATGGGAATATGTATCCTGCAAAGTATATGTTCACCGTTGATTATTCGGAAGGTGAGATAGCGGATGACCCAGCGCAACATAAGCAAAGCCATGTTATGCAGCTTTTAGACGCTGGGGAATGGACTGGTAATGTGGTGGCACTGCCTAACAATCGTGTAAGGGTTACTCATCCTGCGTGGTTTGAGACTGGTACTGGTGCCCCAGACTTCAAGCCATCTCAACATATACACTATTCAAAATCCGATTTAGACTATACTATGGATGTCAACAAAATATTCGATAACCTGTACCAAGAGGATTAAAGATATGGCAACGAAACCTAAAGCTAAACCAGCCCAACCGGGATCAAAGCGTCCACCTAAACGCCCCGATGCTATGGAAAGACGCCGCGAAGGCGACATTAAAACGGAAGAGCTTCTGGCTGGTATGACCAAATCGGAGATAAACGCTTCTATTGACGCTGGGGAAAATCCTAAGAAAGATAAACCCAAACCCAAAAGAGGGGGCAAGGATAGGGCTAAGAAGACTGGGGATGGGTTAAGAAATATTGCAGCAGCAATGGTGCAACCAGCATTACCGGGCGTAGCGGCAGCAGCAGGTAGAGCAGCTAAAAAAGTGGTAAAGAAGGCTGGTGGTGGCAAGGTGTGCCGTGGCATGGGTGCTGCCACTCAAGGTGGCAGGTTTAGAATATCCTAAAGGAAAGTTCAAATGAACTATTCAGAATTAACAGCAGCTATACAGGCTTACACGGAGAATGATGAGACAACTTTTGTCGCTGAAATCCCTACGTTTGTTCGTCAGGCAGAAGAAAAAATACATAGAACTGTGTTAATTCCTGAACTCCGCAAGAATGTTACGGCGAACATGACCCAGCAGGTTAGGTTCATAGCTAGGCCATCAGACTTCTTGGCACCCTTTTCTATGGCAGTTATAGATGGCGATGGAGACTATCACTTCCTTCTCAACAAAGATGTTAATTTTGTTAGAGAGGCGTATCCATCAAAGACAGCATATTCCAGACCTAAGTATTACGCTGAGTTTGATGGTGACTTCACATCAACTAACTCTTCTGGAAACTTTATATTAGGCCCAACCCCAGATGCCGCATATGAAGTTCAATTGCACTATTATTACGATCCACCGTCTATAGTTACATCATCAACATCTTGGCTTGGTGATAATGCAGAGGTTGCTTTGCTGTACGGGTCTCTTGTAGAAGCTTACATATTCATGAAGGGTGATGCTGATTTGCTTGCTCAGTATGAAGAAAAGTACCAAGAAGCGTTAAAGCGACTTATGATTTTAGGTGAGGGTAGACTGAAACGCGATAGTTATCGTAGCGAACCAAGGCTGGAGCTATAAATGTTTAGTGTGAAGGTAGATGTACCTCAAAGCGAATCTATTGTTGGAGTACAAACAACCCATAATCGTGGGTTTACACCTGAAGAGATATCAAAGGACTGTGTGGGTAAACTGATAAGTGTATCTGATTCAACACACCCTGCGATTAGAGATCAGGCAAATGCCTACAAGGCAGAAATGGAACGCACTGTTGCCTACTACATGCGTCAAGCTATTCGCAGTGATCGTACAACTGTGTATAACGCCCTTATAGATGCAGGGCATCCGAAACTTGCTGAACTTATAAGGAGACTTTAAAATGGCTTTCAGCGGAAACTTTATGTGTACCTCTTTTAAAAAAGAGCTTCTTGAAGGTGGGCACAATTTTTTAAATTCAGGCGGTGATACCTTCAAATTAGCTTTGTATACCAATAGCGCTTCGTTTACAGCGGCGACTACGGACTACACTTCGACTAATGAGGTTAGCAACTCTGGTTCATATAGCGCAGGGGGCGGGACATTAACTCGCGTCGATCCAACCACATCCGGTACAACGGCGTTTACAGATTTTGCAGATCTTACGTTTACGTCTGCAACGATTACTGCACGGGGTGCTTTAATCTATAACACAACTGAAGGCGCTGGATCAGGAACTACTAATACAGTAGTTGTTTTGGACTTTGGCTCTGACAAAGCTTCAACTTCAGGAGACTTCCAAATTGTGTTTCCAACCGCAGACGCGTCTAACGCCCTTATTCGTATAGCTTAGAAAATGGCGGATGCGAAGGTTGTTTTTTCTGGCTGGAACTCCTCCACACAAGCGTGGGGTTCTGGTACGTGGGGCAACGATGTAGCATTTCCTGTTTCTGCTACTGGCGCGATAGGCACAGTATCTATTGAAGGCGCAGCGTCTGTACCCGCGACAGGACTGGCCGCTTCTGGCTTAGTTGGAAGTGTTTCTATTACAGTCGGTGCTGGAGTAAACGTAAGTGTCACGGGCGTTGCGGGTACGGGTGCCGTTGACGATGTAACAATTGTTGCAAATGCAGTATGTTCCGTAACAGGCGTTGCGGGTACGGGTGCGGTTGGCACAGTCACTTTAAAAACTAATCAAATCGTCCCGGTTGCTCCAACGGGCATCATCTCGACAGGGCAGGTCGGTTCTGTTACAGTAATTGGAGATGCGAATGTGTACCCAACGGGCATTTTTGCCACGGGCGAGGCGAGCCGTACAACTGTTTGGGGTAAGATAATCCCAGATGCAAATACAATTTGGACTGAAATAGCGGCGTAAGGAAACAAAATGGCAAGTACATATACAGGAAGCGGTATTGAGAAAATCGCCACGGGCGAACAGTCTGGTACGTGGGGTAATACA